ATCGTTTGCGTGATTTGTGATTTTTTCGAGTTCGTCGAAAAGATGGTCGAAACCTAAAAAAGCGTTTCTTGGGAACATAAAAGTACCAGTCATTGTTGCCTCCTAATTTAGCAAGGTTAATTTTAATTGGACCCGTTTCCAGCATCCATTACTATATATACTAGTTAATTAGCCCCAATGTTATATTTAGGGCATAACTCCCATTCAGTTTTTTCACGGAATGGAATAATCTTTATCTGACGCAACGGAGCTTTTGGCTCAGTCCTATCAGGATGTTCTATTGATATAAGTCCCCAGTCACTCATGAGTGTCGCAATAGTATTACGTCTTGCGATATCGTTCTCTTCTAAATTAGATTTCTTTCCATCTAATAAAAAGAGCTCCTTAAAGTGCACGATAAAGTATCGACCTTGTTTATGGAGTATGTGACAGCTTTGAAATAGTTTGTTATCTTTTCTTGATGCGACACCTATTCTTGTTAGTGTCTCACGTACTTTTAAAAAATCATCTGGCTCGTTCAGCGTAACCTCTAGCATTGAGGCAGGTGACCATTCTATTATATTATTTTCTTCCACCTTTAAAAACCTTCTTTCTCAATTCAGTTATCTGATTGTCCGTGAGAAGATTATGAACCATTCGTGCTTTCTCATTACTATACCCATAATACTCTTTTATTACGTCCAAATCAGTAGCGACTTCTGGCTTATTCCATTTACTAAATCGCTTTCGTTTTCTAACTATATTTATAAGAAAGTCAAATTGTAAACGATTATCTAGGTGTGCGTGCTGATTCATCTCATTGGCCATTAATACGGTATCTTGAAAATAAGACAGGCCTCTATTGACCATAAAGGGAACGTATTGTTTTTCTGCTATATCATCAACCATAATATCTTTTTTTGTATAGTTAATAGAATTTAAGTATTCAAAAGGATTCATTCTTTTTTTCTCATAATATCATTGGCCTTAATCACATCATTTATTACTGTCATTTTAACATTGTAATGATTACCTGTTGCAACCATTGCTTTAGTATCTTTTGGAAAACATGCGCCGCCGAATCCTTTCTCTCCATCAGGTCCTGGTACTTGCATGTGGCTAGATCCTATCCTTCGATCCATAGCAGCAAGATTAGCGACGTTGTCATAATTAATATTAACTTTTTCACACAGCTCATGTATATTATTAAAGAAAGAAACTTTTGTTGCAAGAAAACAATTTCTTACGTATTTAGTCATAATAAGTTCTTCAACCGAAGATAATACAAGAGGGAAAGGAAGAGTATTCTTCCAAAAACTATAATCAGGTCCTCCATACAGCATGTACTCTTGATTTTCAAAATCTTTTATTGCATTATTTGCAACTAAAAATTCAGGACTAAAACTTAAAGATTTATTATATTGTTGTAAGTTTTTCCATCCTTCTAAACTTATTGTGCTTTTAATTAATATCGGCTTATTATCCGGACAGTATGTTACAACATCTTTTACTATAGACATATCACATGAGCCATCATTAGCACTAGGTGTTGGAACACAGACAATGTATCCATCTGAGTCGTTTTCTATTTTGTTATCGTTATATGTTGGGTCTACTACTTTGACATCATGATGTTTACTTAAAACATGATGTACAGCCTTTCCAACAAATCCGAATCCAATTAAAGTTAATTTCATAGTTATATTATATCACAGTTTTTATTATTCGTAAACCCTATTGTGCGTATCATTACATCGAATAAATGTTGCACACTTAGGAATATCTTTTAATCTGGTTGCACCTATATAAGTACAAGTTGATCGTAAGCTTCCTAATATATCTTGTATAGTATCACCCACATCACCCTTATAAGGTATCTTTACTTCTTTACCTTCAGCTGCTCTATAATCTTTTAGGCCACCAAAGTGTTTATCATTCGCTGTTTCTGAGCTCATTCCATAGAACCTGATTGTGTTGTCAATTACCTCACCACCGCCTTGATCATGACCAGCCAACATACCTCCAAGCATTACAAAATCTGCACCTCCGCCAAATGCTTTGGCGATATCACCTGGATTCGTACATCCTCCGTCTGCAATAACATGTGCGCCCAGACCATGAGCAGCATCAGCACACTCAATAACAGCACTAAGCTGAGGATAACCAACACCAGTTTGAATACGAGTCGTGCAAACGCTCCCAGGACCGATCCCCACTTTAACAATATCTGCTCCATTTATTATTAACTCCTGTGTCATATCTGCAGTTACAACATTACCGGCTATAATAGTTAAATATGGATAAGTGCTTCTCATCCCATATATAAAATGACTAAAATATTCTGTATAGCCATTTGCAACATCTATGCAAAGAAACTTTACTTTTCCGTCTGTTTGTTCGTATACGCTAGCAAATTTATCTTCATCTCTTTTAGTAGCACCAATAGTCATAGCTGTATAATTTCCAGGAATTTTGCTTTCTGTATCAAAGTGATTAACAAGATCCATAGTTGGTATCGTCTTATTAAGACAAGTAAACATTCCATTTGAAGAAAGTACTTCGGCCATTTCAAATGTACCGACACCGTCCATGTTTGCAGCCATTATTGGTACGCCGTAAAACTCTCCATCAGAGTTTCTAAACTTCATAGATCTCCACAAATTTACATCTTTTCTGCTTTCAGCAGTAGATCTCTTTGGCCTTAGAAGAACATTACCAAAGTCTAATTTTAAATCGTTTTCTAATAACATGTTTTATCCTGGCATTGTAAATAAAGCTTTTGTTCCATCATCTGGTTGTCTCCTTGCAAATACTACCCACTTCTTAACCTGAGCATCGAGGTAACCTGGAAAATTTTCTTTAACATATTCTCGCATACTCATACCAGTTGTCCATACGTCATCTACTACTAAGTGGATATCATCTGCATCAGGACTTTTGTATTTATCTAAAGAAGAAGCCAAAGACATTCCACCTCTTGGAATTCCACTTACACTTCTAAAAGGAAACTTTTCGTATTCCATTATCATTTGTGCAAGGCAATCCCATTCTTCTGGTCTAATTGCATCACATTCTATTTTCCATTTTAAAGGTAAACCAGCATGACTAATGAAGTCACCTGCTGAAAAAAGATTTGCGCTAGTTAAAAACATTATACTAGTTCCACATCAGACCATGGTACTACTAAAGTCCAATTTTTTTCGTCATCTTTTAACTCATAAAGTTCTTTTTTAGAATCACGCTTTTTAAGTGTACCGAATCTTTCAAGCATCTTATAACCAACAACTGGTAAATCTACCAAACTATAGAAGCCACCAGGTCGGCCAAACTCATCAACAGGAAACTCATATTTGTATTTACATTTCATTAATTAAACTCCACATTCGCCATAATTTCTGTCAAACACGCTACAACATTTAATTCATGATCTGCAACAAAGGCATGTTTGTATTGATAGTCTGCAAGGATTAACACCATTTGAGGAATCCCTTGCGGTTTTAAATGATCGATCATCTTATCGTATAATCCACGAAATATTGCAGCCGCGTCTGTATCTATATTGTTAACAACCCACTGACGCATCTTTTTAAAATCTTTTTCTTTTAGTAACCGTAATAAATCTGAAAAAATGTCAGATCCACCCAGACCGCTATCAGCCCGAGTGATATTCCCAGTAACACTGTTTTTCTGTAACTCATTTAATACCCTCCTCCAATCAGGTGCATGTTTCATAATTAAATTTGCTAAGTCGCCTTTTTCATACTTAACTTCAGCTTCATCTAGTATCATACCCGCACGATCTAAGAACTGCATGCAAAGAGCTGCTAAGTCTTTTCTAGATGTATTAAACTCATAAACGCCACAACGAGAATGTAACGGTTGAATAATTCTATTCTTAAAGTTACAGGTTAATATAAACCTACAGTTTTTAGAGAATTCTTCAATAAATCCACGTAGTGCGGGTTGTGTTGATTGTGGATTAAGATAATCAGCCTCATCAAGTATTATAACTTTATAGCCGCCTTGTAGAGATACAGAGCTGGCGAACTGTTTAATCTTTCCACGTAATGTGTCTATGTTACCTTCTTCTGAACCATTAATTAAGATATAATCTAGATTTAATTGGTTACATAAAGCTTTTGCGACTGTAGTCTTACCAGTACCAGCTGTACCAGTAAACAGCATATTTGGTAATTCACTCGATGCAACTATCTGTTCAAATACAGTCTTAAGCTTCTCGGGTAATATAGTTTCTGCAATAGTCTTTGGTCGATACTTTTCGACCCATAAAAATTCTGTCATTCACTTCCTCCATAATATAATTGTACCACAGTTTTTTGAGAAAGTAAAGGATTAAGAACTCAATGCAGTCTCTTGTTCTATGTTTTCTACAACCTGAATAATCTGTATGCACTGATCACGAAGACCACCGATAGTTGAGAGCTCTTCACCTTTAAAGGCACCTCGCTGTGTCATTGCATCAATGACAGCAACTGTACTCCTAGAAGCTTTATTAGACAACTCTTGTAGTTGCTTTAGATTTGGTGAAACTGCAGGTGCTGCTGCGGGTGTTTCTGTTTTCTTTTCATCTGCCATTAATTATACTCCATAATTTGATGATTTTTCCATTGCGATCCAATATCGCAGGTTTTCGTCACTGTGTGTGAACTGAGATATTAGCTTTGAAGATATTTGAACATCATAATCTCCATTAACTATTTTCAAGTTATTTATATTGAGGATAAAGTTGAACACAGCATCTTCTTTAAACTCGCCATCGATGTCAATTGAAAACGTATTTGACGTCGCATTATTACTATCAACAACTGATAGATTTAAGTTTCCTTCTTTTCCAATTATTGATACTTCGTTGTGGCCAAGCGTAGAAGAAGCACGCTTTATTTTATTAAGCACATCAACATCCAGTTTAAAACTTACATCAACATCAGGCATTGTAATATCCTTTGACGGTGTTGTAAGAGTATCTTCAGAAGAATAGAAGTATTTCACTTTTGATCTTCCAGAAGAATCACTGATAGTCATATAATCGTCATCGAACTTTAAGTTTGGTGTATCAACCAGACCTAATACTCCAATGAACTCATTAAGATCATATATTCCTACGTCTTTAGGAAACTCTTCTACTACATTAGCTATAGCTAAAACATTTCTAGCTTCACTAATTGTCTTGATAACGTTTCCTTGTTTTATCAAGATGTTCTGGTTAATACCAGAAAAGTTTTTTAATACCGATAAAGTATTTTCAGTTAGTTCCATAATAAAAACCCCATTTTAAATTATAATATATTATACCACATATTCATTGATTTGTAAACAGTTAAGCCGCAATTTGTGAGAAATTTCTTTCCTTTTTAAACTCGATGGTGTCATCAAATTTACCATTTAAGATTTCTCCTTTGTGTGATATCACAAAGATATTCGTATCATCTCCTAGTGTATTTAATATCTTTAATAAGTTTTCCACTCCATCATGATCGAGAGATGAGTCAAAAGTTTCATCAAGAATTAATAGGTTAGTTGATACAGAATTTTTCATCTTGGCTATCTGGCGCCAAGTAAATAATAGTGATAAGTCAATTCGTTGTTTTTCTCCTTCAGAAAAAGAGTCATAGGTAAATATATCCCTATGTCTTGATCTTATAGTCTCATTGAATTCTTCATCTAGGTCAAAGTGGACATAGAAGTCCAAGACCTGTAGGTACTTGTTCACTAGAGTATTCATGACAGGAAGATACTGTTTTATTATCTTAGTCTTGATTCCAGTGTCCTTTAACATTTCAGACATTGCCAAGTTGTATGAGTACTGTTCATTGGCCTTTGTCTTTTGATCATTCGCCTCGGTAACCGATTCTATTATTTTTTCGAGTTCAGACTTAGCTTCATTTAGATCTTTAACTGAGTCAGTGCTAATTTCATCCAAAGTTTTCTTTACGAATCTAGTCAACCTTTCGATTTCTTTGTTATTATTGGTAATGTCTCCTTGAATAGCAGTCAGCCTTTTTGCAATCTCACTGGCTTTACTTAAAGCATCATCGACTTCTTTTGACATGTCCGATAGGGTCTGCATATCATCAGATAATTCTTTTGCTTCTTCTCTAGTCAATTTAATTTTATTAGCTCTAAACTCTTCGGTAATAGCCTGTTCACATGTTGGACAATTGCTGTTGTCTTCATAGAACTTTGCATTCTTTACAAGAGTCTCTATACTGCTTCGTAGTCTTGCTTGCTTATGAAGTATGTCAGTTCTCTTATCACCTGAATCCTTAAGATCTTTTTGATTTTGTGGAGACATGTCTTCTAATTCTTTTGTCATCCCGCTGTTCTTTAATACGAGATCATCAATAGATTCTCTGGCTTCATCTATCTCTTTATTCTTTGATTCTATATTCTGATCAGTGAGTTGCTTAACATCTCGAATATATTTCTTTTGTGTATCAACTCTATTGTTTGCAATACCTAGATTATATGTCAGTTCTTTTATCTCATCTTTAAGTATCGATGTTTTTTCTCTTAGTATAACATTCATTTTTGAAAAAACATTAATATCCAAAAGATCCTCGATAACATCTCTCCTATGTCTTGCAGATAATTGCATAAAGGGAATAAATGAGGAGGAACCCAATACAATTACCTGATGAAAACTCTTATGATTGAGTTTAAGGATGTTTTGCTCAAGGATCTTTTGGTAGTCTTTGGAATGATAGGACTGATTAATCATTTCACCATCTTTCCAAATCTCGAACTTAGTAGGTTTTATTGATCTTATAATTTTATATAATGACCTACCTACAGAGAATTCTGCTTCAACCACACAGTTCTTTTGATTAATAGAATTTGGTAGTTGATTTTTAAGTATGTTACGATGAGGTTTTGCGAATAGCGCATAAGATAGCGCATCCAACATAGTAGACTTACCTGCACCATTTTGACCTACAATGAGTGTAGATTTATTTTTTGTAAGATCGATCTCAGTAAATGAGTTACCATACGAAAGAAAGTTTTTCCAACGTACTTTCAAGAATTTTATCATAATTTAAATGCCAATACTGTTAGTATACAGATTAAGAGTACATTTGTCAAGAACACATTAATGCATAATATTAAATGGTACCATACCCAGCGATGTTTATATAATGTATGTATATTAACTTTAGGATCATCATTATCATCGTATGGTTCTTCTGTATGTTTTTTTATACCCAACGCTAGAAGCAGCTGCTTTAACGTAAAAGACATTATACTGTTTCCAATGCTTGTGCTTGATTCATGAGCTCTCTCATTTGTTTCTTAATCGTGAATTTGTCAAGATCAGTGTCCACTGCATCGATATAGTCATCCATAAGTTTTGGTGTATCATCAACTTCTAATGTCTCATCAGCTATATTTGAGCCTACGAACTCACTAAAGTTTTCTGCAATCTTAAGATCATATACATTTTGCATTTGTACTCTATCAATAAACCTGTCAAACTCGAATGTATCTGATTTATTTACTACAACGACCTTGACAAACTTCTGATCTAATTTTGACGTATCATAATTATTATACAACATTTTTTCGTCATTGTAAACAATTTTTTCAAATAAAGTGTAAGTATTTCTTATTTTTTCTATTTCTCTAGTTTCTGTATCTAATATGTGGAAGTACTTAGGATCATGAGCATCAGACCAAAAGAATTCCATTTGTGAGCCAAGGTACCAGATATTATCTTTACGAGACGATACGTGAAAATGGCCAGTCATTACAAGTT